TGGGTTTGTTTTCAATTACTCCAATAATGAAATCTGATGCGGCAGAAGCCAAAACAACTGTATTTTCATCAGTATCTTGCTTAACAATAAAAAACTGTTTAGTTCGCAAGTCTGCACCTGCTTTGTATGATTTTCTTGGTCCTTCAGTTGTTGTTGCCATATTATTTTAATTTAATTATTTATAACTATTTTAATTTTAACTCTTCGTCGTATTGTTTTGCAAGTGCCGCATTTTCTTTTAATACTGCGCGTGTTGCTTCGCTTGCTTTAACACCCGACTTTACCTTTTCACTTATAAGGTTATCAAGTTGTTCTTTGGCTGTCAAGGGCTTTTGTTCGCTGTCGCCTTTTACGCCTGCAACTTTAATGTCCGGCAATTGGTTTAGCAGGTCAAACAAAGCTGTTTTCTGCGCATCGTTGCAAGTAAGCACAAAGTTAACTAGGGCATCTTTTGATTTGGGGAGTACCTTACCACCGTTTTCATTAGCCATAAATACGGCAATTTCTTTTTCGGTAGCAAGTAGTTTGTTTTGCTTTTTAAGCTCTGCAAACTCGTTAGCTTCTGCGGCGGTAATGGTTACTGTCGCATTTGTCGCATCTTCCTTGGCTTTAAGTTCGGCGGCGGCTTTTTCAGCGGCAACCTTTTCGGCTTCTACTTTTTCAGCTTCAACCTTTGCGGCCTCTGCTTCTGCATCAGCTTTGGCTTTAGCCTCGGCTTCTACTTCTTCAGGGGTCTTTTCAATTACAGGCGCAACTAAGGCTTTTTGTTCCTCAGTTAATGTAGCTTCGTTTTCCTTAATAAAGGCCACCTCTTCAGGTGTACGGTCTGCTACTGGTTTTTTAAGTATGTCGTCTATGTTCATAGTATTTTCGTTACTAACTAATAATAACATAATCCCGTTGTGGTTTGTCAAGTTTTTATTATCCTTACTTATTTTATCATTTGCAATAAGCATCGGCAACTCCTTAAACAATGGGCGGTTTGTAAGGCTACCGGCAACCAAAACCGCGCCGTGGTGGGTGCTGTATTCGGGGTCTTGATAATCAAAACTCCACTCGGGGCTAAACAACCGGTACAGCTTTTCACTAAGTAATTCTTCGCCATACTTAGTCCACTCAACTACAGCCCATAGGCCGTCTGTGCCTTTGTTAATTAACTTGCTAATCCAACCGGCCGCTTTGCCGCCGTCATGGTCAACGTCAACCGGCACGGCTTTACGTACCTTGCTATCAAAGTTGGCTACCATTTGGTTAAACACGTTTTCATCAACGCGCACTTCACCGTAAGGTACTGTTTGCCAAATACCGTAAGGCAGTACCGCAATTTCGTTAGGTACTTTGCCGCCGTTATCTTTAGCTAATAAATGTAGGTCAATGGCGCTTCTAAAGCTACCTGTAAATGTTTTGCTTTTCATAGTTATACTTTTATTTTACTCATTAACTGGTAATAGTGCAAACCTTGTGGATACGGCGGGAGTTGAACCCGCGTTACCTCGCAACATTACTGCCGCTAAAGGGCTAACCGTTACGTACCCAAGTGGTTAGGCGCTCTGTCCTTGCGCCCAACCGTACTACTCGTGTTCCCCTATATTATTATAGCAATTACCGCAAATAAAGGGGTGTCCCCTACCCTTTCCAACACTCCCCCCTATTTCCACTATTTAGCCTTGTCGCTCCCCTTTCCAAAGCCCCTTTCGGTAGGGTAGGGGAGTGGTTTAGGCCGTATTAACGACCTATTACCGCATTACTCGTTAGGCATCAATATATTAACTAAACACCTGCAATTTGGGTGTGCCGGTGGCTCATCAATGCTACCTTCAAACTCATCATCTAAGCCAACAACTGTGCCGTCCAGGGGTGCGCATATTTCGCAAGCCCCACCGGTTGCGTCCCACCTTTTACGGTCTGCGCCTATCTGTTCTGCTACTGCTAACCTACCTTGGGTAAACGCCCTAACCGCTTCTGTGTGTGCAATGGTAGCGGCACGTTTAGGGTCATCAATAACATTAAGTAACGCCTCGGTTGCCTGGCTGTTATTAAACCCTTGGCTAAAACTATTTGCCAAACTAGCCTTTACACGGTCAATAGTAGTATCAGTTAACCCGCCGGCTAATTTAAGGGTGTAATTAGTCATAAACTTACTGGCTGTAGCATCGTTAATGTTCCACCCAATATCAATGTTGGTATCAAGCTCGGTATAGTTGCCGCCGGCTTCCAAAGCATCAGTTAGGGTTTTAGTAAGCAACACTTTAAGTAGTAAACGCTCGGGCGACCAATCCGCAGTAATCCAATCTAACGGGCTAGCCTGCATAAGCTGTACGCTGTACTTTTGCCAGTTAATATAATCGTGTACGCGTGTGGTTAACCCCTTAAAATACTTTTTAAGTTCGCGCTCGGTTGCCATATCACTACGGGTAAGTAGGGTAAACAGTTTGGGGTACTTTTTATAGCCCTTATGGAATTGCTCACCACTAACACTAGCGGCAAACGTGTTGGCTACTTTAAGCTCTACGGCCTCAACCTTATTTAGTAAGTTCGTTGTGTATTTCATGTACTAGGCCGCTTATATCCTCACTCATTTTTAACAGCACGGGCGAGGTTGCTTCGGCATCGTGTTCGTGTGCCTTGGCAGGCGGCTTAGCGGCGGTAGCCGGTTTAGTGCTTTCCTTTATTGTGGCAAGTTCGCCTTTAAGTTTTGCAACCTGGTCGCTTAGTACCTTTTTCTTATCAAATATATCAAGTTGCTTTTTAGCCATTTCCTCGGGGCTTAACTTAATGCCTTTAGCTTTCATTTCCAATAAATCACGGCGTACGCTGTCGTTAAAATCCTTAACCTTTTTGGTAATGGCGGTAATTTCGGCTTGCTTGGCTTTTACTGCGGGGTTTGTACCCTTTGCACCTTTGCCTTTGCCCTTACCCTTACTTAACGCTTCGCTAATCTTACGCTTGGTTTCTTCACTTAATGGGCTACGTGTACCCACACCCTTAGTGCCGGCGGCGGTTAATATGTCTAGCACCTCGCTACCGTACTTAGCAGTAAACTTGGCTGTGGTTAGCTTTTTGTAGTCGCTTGCGGTTTGTTCTACTTCTTCGGCCGCTTCTTCCGGTGTCATTTCCTCATCAGGTGCGCCAGTTGGCGCAGGTGGTGTGCCATTTAGTGCCATAAGCTCGCCGTTTAGTTCGCCTAATATATCGTCTGCCATACTTGGGTCTGCAATTGTTTCGCCGGTAAACTCCGGTAAGTCCATAACATCGCGTAGGTACGTTTCAATGTTACTGTCCGGTGTAATAAGCCCTGCGCCTATTGCCTGTTGTAGTGCAACCACTAGCTTAGCAAAATCAACCGTACCAATCTTTTCAAAGTTAAGCTCGGGGTATTCCTCAACATTAAAGTTAAAATCAACTAGCTTTTTAATAATGTATTTATTGAAGTTGTCCGTTACATAGTTAGCAACGCTTTCAAGGCTAAGTAAAAATAGTTTGCTTTGGTCTTGGCTTAACGCCCAACTACCACCGCTACCCGTACTACCCAACTCTAAAAACTGTGCAAGTACGTTTTTGCTTATTTGCCTGTCGTGGTGCTGTATCATTGCGGCGGGGTTTTTAATTGTGCCGGCTTTCATATCTAAAAAGCCAACTTCCCAACCCTCGCGGAATAGCAAATACCCTTTTTCGTTAGCCCTTAAATTGGCTAACAGTTCTTCCATTTTGTCGCTTTCAGCCTCGGTAGTGCCGCCGGTTGGTGCTTTGGCGTATGGTACGCCTAACCCTTGGCGCTCTTGGCTCATAGCCTCAATTAAGTAGCTTTTGTCCTTAATAAACCAATGCTTATATGCAGTACGTAATACGCTGTTACCTTCCCAATTTTCGCCCTCTTTTTGGTTAACAAACACGCACAACTTGTCCATTGGTATTTCAAACTTACCGTTAATGGTTTGTTGCACTATGCCGTCATTACCATTGGCTAGCTTCCACTTTTCAACGGTTGCCGGCCAAATACTCATCATTTTGCGTAACTTAATTTGCCCGTCCTTATCAAACTCCCAAATAAGCTCAAAGGGCATACGGCCAAACACCAGGTATAACAACACCTCGTTTAGTGTTTCCTGCCAACTACGCGACATACCCCAAAGTAAATTATTTTCTACAAACTCGGCAATCTTTTTACCTTGCCTATCGTCCGTGCCAGGCTCAACCCACCAACGGGCGGCTAATATAGGTAGGGTAATAGCAAGTAAACTAGCGCGTACGGTAGCATCGCCACGGCGCATTTCATCAAAGGTATTAACACCGGCTGTACCTGTTAGCTTGCGGTTATAGTCTAAGCTGTTAACAATGCCGTTACTGTATAACCCACTAGCATCGCCTAACTGTCTTGGGTCGGCTTTTGGTACTTTTGCATCTTTTGTTTGTGTTGCCATATTTGTTATTTTTTAGAACTTTTCTGTTAAAAACCCACTTGTTAGGGGTTTTCCGTCACTTTTTCCGGTATTTTTAACAAAAGTTGACGGTTTTATATCGGTTGTCCTTACATCACTAAGTTTAGCAAACATTTCCCTTTCAAGCAAACCATGTAACTTAATTAAGCCATAACGTAGGGCATCTGGTCCGTGGTCGTTTTTCTTTTCCGGTATCATACTGTATGTGCCGTCTGCGTTCTTTTTGCGCTTATAGCTTAATAACTCCATACGCAGGTTAATACACTTGTTGGTAATAAGTATTTTGCCGGCGGCCATAAACTTTTTAACCAGGGTAATACCGTTATTAACTAAATAAAGCTCGGGGTCTTCTGCCTTTTCCATCATTGGTGCGCCAAGCTGTTTACGGTCGGCAATTTCAGTAAACCCGTGTGGGTCGCCAATCCAACCACGTAAGTTACCCCTAATGTTTTGCCTGGGTGCAGGTAAGCGTAAACCGTAGTTTTGTAGCATACCGTCTATGGCCTGCCAAATATCCTGTGTGCCGTAGCTAGTCATGTAAAGCTCATCAAATACAACTAAACGGTCAAACGCTACCGGTATCCATACGGGTAATACTACGTCAGGGTGTCCCTCGCCAAAGCCAAAATCTTCAAATAAGTAAATATGGCCGCCTAAGCCCTGTGGCGACCAGTCGGTTATTAAATTGTTGTCATCGCTATAACTACTACCGTAAATAACACCGCTTAACCCTGGTTTACGGCATAACCACTCAACTTCCCACGTTTCAGCTTCCAACGGGCTATTCTTTTTAGCCATAGCATCACGCCAACTGTAATACCCGTCTGCCTGTGCTATGTTGTCGGGCAACTCGCCCTTAAACGTATTGTATATTTCGCCTATTTTAGCCGGCTCTGTAGGTAGCTTTTCTATAACTTCCCAAATACACCAACTGTAAACTTTATAGCCCTTTTCGCCGCTATCATCAATTAAGCGTTGCATAACACCACCGGCAAACTTACGGGTACTGGTTAACACCGTGCGGCTTTCAACCCCTGCCTTACTTTGCGGCATACTTAGTGCCTGCTGTAATACCTGCCAGGCCATAAGGTCAATTTCATCAACAAACAATAACTGTGGGTGCGGGCTGTTAACGCCGGACATTGTGCCGGTAATAACCTGCACGCTACTACCGTTAACGCAGGTAGTTTTTTTCATTGTGGGGCTGTAAATGTTATCAGCAAAGGGGTGCAAGCTACTAAACTCCTTAAAATACTCGTAACACTTTTGGGCTTGGAACTGGATAGCACCAACGGTGGCTACTTCGGTGTCGTCATATAAGAAGCTAAGTAAGGTATCAAGTATGGCAAAGTTTTCGGTTTTGCCACCACTACGGTTAGCCATAACAATAGCAAAATTAACCTCGCCAAAAATGTAGTCGCTTATAAAATCAAAGGGTGCGCAATGGTCAGCGCATACTTGGTTACGGGGTATTTCAATACCTAAAAACTGGTCTATAAAGTTCCATAGGCCATCTTTGTCTTTTGCGGCTACAATTTGCTGTAAAACAATTCTAGCTTCGCTTGGTGATAGGGTTTTTGGTTGTTTGTTCATTGGCTTGCTTTCCCAACCTAACCAGGGTAGCTAAAAAGCCTGGCTTTAAGTTGTCGTTGGCTATACGGCCGCTATGCTCAACATCAACCTTTTCCCTGTACTTATCGCTTTTAAGGTTTTTAAGGGCAAATATAATGGCCGTAATGTTATGGTCTTTGGTAATACTGGTACGTAGTGCGTTTTCGGCTTCCTCGGCGCGTTGTTCGTAACCGTCCCTAACTGCCTCGTCCCAATCACTAGCAAACTGTTCATCATCAGCACGCCAGTTATACACGGTACGCCTAGCAAACCCTAACGCAGTACAGGCCACTAAAACGTTACCGGCACTACGGAAACTAGCCAGTTCGGTTAAAAACTTTTCCTTATTTTCTTTTACTAAATCTTGCTTTGCCATAGTCCTTTTTTTATACGTGTGCCATTTGTGCTAATTCAATTATAAACTATTTCATCAGCTAACAATTCAACCAGGCTGTTAAGTGGTGCATTAGCGCTATATTCTGTGTGGCCGTCTAGGTTATACACCGCAGTAAACTTAGTATTGGGAAATGCCATTTTTAAGCATACCAACGTTTCACCGCTACCGGTTGCAAGTGTTACGTGTTTGGGTAACGTTTTTAATTGCTTTTTTAACCTAGCCGCAATTTCAGCCATTAACGGTATAGGCAAGTGGCCGGCGGTAGCATCAAACACACCAAACGTAAACGCAATGTCGGTAAACGTCCACCACTTAGCAGTATTAAGGGGTTGTTGGTCGCCTACTGCAATAACCTGCAAGCCCTGGCGCTTTAAGCACTCTGCCGCAGTACCGCTAGTAAAACACACGCACCGGTTAACTTCCATTTCGTGTAAATGGTCGCGTATAACCTCGGCACGGGTTATTTTTTGTAATAGGTTAAGTTTCCTGTTCAGCTTCTTCATAGTTTTGGTTTAGGTCTACCACGTCAAAATCAATAACGGGGTAGTTGGTTTGTATATTGGCTAAATTGCCTTTGTAAAATACTAATATGTTTTGGTGCAGTTTAATTATTTTGCGGTTACGCATACTGTTACGTGCGCGTAGGGGTGCAGTACCGGCGGCGTTTACTAAAATAATATCGTTGTAGTATTGCAAACCACACTCGGTCATTACCCTAATGTTATCTGCAACAAAGTTACGGTACACGCCAGTTTTCTTATCCCTAATTTCGCCAACCTTAACTACTAAAAACCTATCGTCTTTTAAGTGGCTAACTGCCTGGCTAAATACTGTTTTGTAAAACTCCATAAACTGCGCATACGTGCCAAACCCGCTAGCATCGCCGGCGTTATCGCTGTATATTTCCAAATCGTAATAGGGTGGGCTAGTAAAAATAAGGTCGTAATCATTTTCTAGCACTAACTCGTTTAGCTTGCTACTGTCGCCCGTAATGTAATTTATGCCGATAAACTCGGCTGTTGACGCTTTGTCTGCGGCTACCTGTTCGGGTCTTATTTCTATACCCGTATATTTATAACCAAGAATGCCCGCAACAAAACCCTTGCTTTGCTCACCTGCAAACGGGTCAAGTATTTTACCCTGCGGCACATTAAACCACCGGTAAACTATTTCAGCTAACACGGGGTCAAATAAACTGCTACCGCTATTTATTTTGCTAAGCATTGTAGGTTTGTGGTCTGCACCAAGTACGTTTTCTTTTGTGTCGGCTAATTCCTCTGCGCCTATTTGCTTAACCCACTCGCTTTTTCTGTCTTGCCAATAACCCTGCCGCGTATCAAAAACACTAAACGGCGGTATTATAAAGTTTTGGGTTAGCTTGGTACGGTCGCCACCACCACCGGTATTAACTGTGTAATCCTTTTGTAGTGTGTCTAGGTCTACCGGTTGGGTAAGGTCAACTGCATACTGCGCCCAATCAATTTCGTAGTTTGGCATTAGGTTTGCCAAATCCTCATCGTTATAATAACCGGCGCGGTCGTTATCACTAAGTGCGTACTCCAAAAGTTCGTTTTCGTTTTTAGGCTCAACAACACTTACCCACACCTTATCCACATTTAACTCATTTTGCATTTCACGGTATGCACGCAGGCGCATATTGCCACCAATAACCATACCGGCCGTAGTTATCAACAATGGCTTAAATTGGCCTAGCTTTTTAATTTGGTATTTAAGCCGCTTATAATCCTTTTCGTTTATATTGCGCGGGTTTTTATCCCAAAGCGTAAGCTCGTTTAGTTTGGCAAAGGTTTTGCCGTTATCAATTATTACTTTCATATTTTAATATCCACGTTCTATAAATAAACACTTGGGGTTAGGGCAATAACTTTTTTCGTTATACCACCCGTAGCTTAATGTTTTAGTACCGCAACGCGGGCAAAAACCTAAGCCAAACCAACCTAGTAGCCTACACATTAGGCTCATAAAGGCTCTTATCAAAGTGGTTAGTAAGTATTTCATAACCGGTAGGTGTAACTTCAATCATGTGTTCAAACATAGCGCTATACTTGCCGTCCCTAGTTAACCTAGCCCAACCGTTAGGGTGCGCTTGGCCTATTTCATCAACCCACGTAAGCATAGGCTCTAAGCACAACACATCGCCAACCTTTAAGCTACGCCCACCAAAAAACCGCGTAAACTGTTCGCTTTGGTCGTTAAAATGGGGTATTACAGGGTTAACGTGCATTTCCTCACCTATAAAATGCCCCATAAACGCCTTACTTACTTTGTAGCCTGCACGCCAAGTAAACGTTTGTATGGCTTGGCCTATGTCGGTAATATCAATACCAGGCTTAATAACCTCAATGCCGGCGTACAAAGCACGTTTAGCATAAAGTAATAAGCGTTGGTTTTTGTTTTCAATTTTGCCAACCGGTACAGTAATAGCACAATCGCCGCATAACTTATCAATCTTAATACCAAGGTCAAGGTTAATAATATCGCCCTCTTGTAGCTTGTAATCATCAGGTATGCCGTGTGCAATACAACTGTTTACGTTGGTAACTAGGGTAGCGGGGTAGGGTGTTTTAGCCCACTCCGGTTTATAGTTTAAGTTGTATGCAGTTGCACCGGCTTTTTTAACCAACTCGGCGGCGTAGCTATCCAACTCTTTAGTGGTAACCCCTGGGGCTACTTTGTCGGCAACGTCCTTAATAATTTGGCTAACTAACAATGCTTGTTTTTT